AGTTCTTGCCCTCCTATAGTAAAATATAATGAAAACAATTTAGCACTCCGGGCGCTTCTTTGCATGTCGTCCGGTTCTTTAGCACTCCATTTCTCTGAGTGCTAAGTGTATTGTACTCATCTCCGGGGTAAAAATCAAGTGGTTTGGGACATTTTTTTGTTAAGTTTTTGTGTACGTTCCATTGAATCAACGTACTATCGCTATTTATTGTTCAAAAATGTATAAATAGCATCTTTTTATTCCCCGTTAATCCGTTCTTTTCCACCTCTCACAAAGTTTTAGCACTCTCCCACGTCAAAAAACAAAAGTCCCTGTCAGATTCGCTTTTGCAGCGTTTCTGGCAGGGGCCTTTGTCGTTTTGCTATTCTCTTCCCGTCCAACATCTACCATGCATTCTGCTGCTCGCAAAATATCATTCCCGGTCAGAGTCCAGCATTCTCATGCAACATTTACCCTCCATTTTGATTTCTCTCTGATTCAGCCTACAGGGCCGTCTGTCAATCCTATGGGGGTGTGCTGTTGCGTCGAGACTTCATTAAAATATCAACGCACGCTCTTTGCGTTCTTCTCCCGCAGCGTCTTGTACAGCTCGTCCGCCGCCAGCGCTTCCTGGGTAAAGGAGTTGTTCTCCCACCAGTTCACCAGCGCTGCCACTACGGTGATGAGACCCGTCACCAGCTGTTCCAGCTGAGCGTTGTCAATGGGCAGCGGGCTCTTGCCAAAAGCACTCAGCAGCTGGTTGGCCAGTGCCAGAATCAGACACAGCGTGCGCACGATGGTGCCCATCGAAATATTCTTCGTCATGGTCATTTTCCTCCATTTTGAAAAATTCTTAACTGTCCCGGATGGGCAGTTCCTTGATCTTGTTGTACAGTGCCGTCCCGGTGCCGTTGCCGCCCAACTCATGGTAGCTTTCATAGATGTAGCCAACGTTCGTCAGCCCCTCCATATCCACCCATTCCTGTTTGAGGTAAAAATAGGAGCTCTGGTACAGTCGGTCATGCAGCAGCGCCTTGATGGCTTTTTTCATGTTCTTCTGCTCTTTTACAGTGTCCCAGACGGTCTTTCCCAGCCACCCCAGCACAGCGGCCAGCCCGCTGAATGCCAGTTCGCCCAGGTGCTCCAAGATAAATGTCTGCGTGTCCTTCACCTCCTCACATTTTCCAGCGTGCTTTTACTTTTCGCACGTCCACATGCACCCAGCCCTTGGCCCGGCCGCTCTTCTTCGGGTACAGGCCGATGCCGCCGGTGTTCGGCAGCAGAGTCTCGGCATATTGGGCCACAAACTCAGGCGGGGTGTCTTTCACCTGGATGTCTGCCGCGGTGCCGTACAGGTGCTGGCTCTTCGGGCTTCCACCCACTTTCTTGTTGTGGGTCACCGTGCGGTAGGCGCTGGTGATGGTCACCGGGCGGTTGAAATGGTCCCGGATGTTCTGCAGCAGCTGCACCAGTTCATCGCACACGAAGATCGTGTTGGTGCCGTCCTTGCAGGCAAACTCTCTTACCCTAAAGTTGGCGCTCAGTTTCTTCTCGCCGTCCTTGGCGAGAGAATAACTTTCAATTCCCATGGCTTTTCACCTCCATTTTGAAATTTTGTCCAGCGTACTTCTCCGTAATTTAACCCCGAGAGAAAGTAATGCAAATCATCGGAATTGCTGTTGCTTGATTTAATCTTCCAAGATTGACCATCCATTCGGGAATGCATAAGTTACCATGTAGGTGCAACTTATTCCATCAGGTGTCGTTGCCATCAGCCAATTGTGGACCACGCCTGCTATCATAGAAGCACTCAGTTTGGCTGTCGTGGCATTTTGCGCAATAATCCTGATGCCAGATGAATCGCCTATGGTCCATTTAACCGATAAGTTTGTTGCATTAGCTGGCGTAAAGACCGCCTTGATGGTACATTCCCCCATTGGTGGAAGCGGCGGGTTTGAGTAATATCTTCGCCTGCCACTGGAACAGCCCCAATTTAAACAGCGATCCCTGGCTGATGACCTCCCCGTTCTCGTTGTTGTACCGCAGTACATAGCGCGCACCCGCGCCGGAGCCTTTCAGGGTCAGCAGGGCGGGCTTGTCCGTGGGTGGCAGGCGCACCACGGCGCTGGGACTGTCTGCCGTCAATATGATATCCCCGAGCTTTTGCGGCGCGAGGTCTGTTTCAAAGTTAAAGTCATCCCACAGCCAGTCCTCTTCCAAAGGTTTCACCAGATACTTGAACGGATACAGCCGATAGTTCAGCGTAAACTTCGTGTTCTGGCCCGTCTGGGTCGGCTGGTTGCCCATCCACACTTTTCCCTTATAATAAAAGGTAGGCTCGTCGTCCAGGATGATCTTTGCGCTCGTCTGGCATTGGAGTGCCAGCTTCTGCTTGATGTCCCGGTACGCAGTCCATACCCGGTTGAAGTCCAGGTCGGAGTAAAACTCCCAGCTCCCCTCCCGCTCATAAAATACGGGATATCCCGTGATGGAGTGGGAGAGGTCTGCCTGCCCGTTCATTCCCGGCACGTTCAATGAGATGACTTTTTCGGTCGGAGGCTGTACCACGCACTTCTTGGCCGGGATCAGGTGGAAGTCCCGCGCGGAGTGATATTCCCCGATCTGGATGTCGTGTCCCGTCAAAAGTGACATGATGTGTTCCTCCTTTCGTGCCTGCCCTCTGTCGCAGGGCCCGGCATCTAAAACTTTGTAAGTGCCTGAGTGGTCTGGTGCCGTGTACGGACTTGCCAAGGGCTCCCCTAACAGGGGAGCTGGCGAGCGGAGCGAGACTGAGAGGTCCTACCGGGCCAGTGCTCTATTGTGGGTAATCCTCGGGCGGCACCAGATCATACGAGATGGTCACGGTCATCCGCCCGCTGTCGTCGGTGTCAAACTTGCTTACCCAGCATCTGCCGCGGTAAGTCTTTTCGTCCGGCATGGTCACTTGTACCCGCCGTCCCTGTAACATGCTCATGAGCTTGCGCATTTCGCCAGAGAATGTCCAGGCCCGCACATACCAGCCCGGGTAGTTTTCCAGCGCTTTCTGGCTGTATTCCAGATGATAGATGCCCTGCCCATATTCGGTGGCAATGGCCTCTCCCCCTACACAGCCGCTTGCCGCGCACTGGTCCCAGGGGGAGCGGTTCTTGCCGTCGTGCGTAAAATAGAAGTCCCAGCTTCCCGTACTGTTCGAGTAGGTGTGGGCTTCCGCGTATAAGGCGTTTTTCAGCTGCCCGTGGTAGGAGGGAACGTCATCAAACTGGGTCGCCTCCTCAAAAGGGGCAATGGTCAGAGGCCCTGCCGGGATGAGTCCAAGCTCCGTCGTCCAGAGCACACTCCCCGGGATGATGTTTCCCCGCAGGTCCACGCCCTGGAAACTCAGCTCGTGTCGGCCGATCTCGGTCTCGCCCAAATGGGTGAATCCGTTGACGATCATAGCGTCATCTCCTGTTCCTGCTGGCGATCTTCCCCAGCCCCTCGTCCACGTCGTTGATGATGCCGCCCACAAACTTCTTGCCGTTGATGCTCAGCTTCATCCGGCTCACGGCCTCCGCCACGCTGTCAATACGCCCGCCCAGCGTCCTGATGGCCTCCACGATGTCCTTGTTGGACATTTCTTCGGTCTTTGGTTCGTCTTTCTGCCAGAGCGCCGCTTTCCGGGCTTCGTCGCGGCGGGAAACGATGTCTGCCAACTGGGCACTGCGGTCCAGTTCAAAGCCTACCCGCCGTACCCCGTCCGAGAGGTTCTCGTCCAGCCATGCTGCGCCCGCCTGCACGTTGGAGAGGTCCACCAGCGGCTGGATAGTGGGCTGGTATTCCATGGCTTCGTCCGTGGCTGCCAGCAAACGCTTGGAGCAGTCCATGGCCACGCCCAACGCCCCTTTCGAGACGTCCTCCAGCGTGCGGTTCACGCCCTGCGCGTTGCTGCTGATGCCATTTTGAAGTCCCAGCATCATGTACTGGCCGATCTCGGCAAACACCGTCGAGGGCGAGTGGATGCCAAGCAGCGACTTAAAGCCGTTGATGATTCCCTTGCCGATGCTCTTAATGCCGTTCCATAAGCCGCCTGCCACGGTCTTCACGCCCTTCCACAGGCCGCCCAGGATGTTCTTACCCACCTTCACCGCGCCGCCCACAACGCTCTTGGCTCCGCTCCACAGCTTCGAGAACTTGTCCTTCATCCAGGTACCGAAGTTCGAGAACCACTGTTTCACCTTGCTCCAGTTGGCGATCACCAGTCCACCGCCTGCGATCAGTGCTGCCACTGCAATGCCGATCGGGCCGGTGCTGCTCAGTGCAGCTGCAATGCCCGCAAGGGGCCCGCCGGTGGCCGTCAGCGCCGCAAACTTTGCTCCCACAAGGCCTACGGCTTTTCCAAGTCCGACCTTGGCGGCTGTACCAGCTTTCCCGAGGAACCCGAGGATCTTGGCAAGGAATCCGCCGTTTCCGGCAAGCTTCGCCGTCTGGGTCACTATGCCGTTCGTGCCAGCCACCGTCTCGGCAACGGCAGCGGTGTTATGGGCGATCTGTGCCGTTTGCGCAGCCACCTGTGCGGCCTGTGTCACGGCAGAAGCCACGCCCTTGGAGCCAAACAGTTTTCCCAGCAGCTTCGTGATGAATCCGCCAGTGGAAAGTCCCGTCATCGCTTTCGCGAAAACGCCTGCCAGCCCCTGCAGCACAGCCTTGCCAAACTCAGTGTTCATGAAGCTCAGCACTGTGTTCAAGCCGGAGACGATGGCCGTGGCGTAGTCTCCACTCATGGCCGCCACAATGGTCTGCATAAAGCTGGATGCCGTCTCCGCCGCGCCCTCGCTCATAGCAAGGTTCAGGGTGGCGGTCAGCTTCTTCGCCGTCTCGGGGAAGTTCTGCTGCACCCGGCTCCATACTTTGTTGAAACCGTTTTGAATGGGCTTCCAGTTCTTGGAGATGGTGTACCCCAGCTGCATCATGGCCTTCTTGCCATTGTCGGTCATGTCAAAGGCGTCGGCCAGGTTTTCCGCAAAGCCCACAAAGTTGTACTGTTCGCTCTGTAAAGCCGAGAGCGCATCCAGCGCATCGTCGCTGTTCTGTTCGCCCTTGGCCACGTAGTAGTCGTATGTCTTCTGGTATTCGGTCAGCTGCTTGAGGGACGAGCTCATGTTGGTCATGGCGGTTCCAACGCCGATGAGGGAGCTCATGGTCCCCTGCAGCGCGGCTTGCCGTGCCTGTTTCGAGCCTTCGCCGTATTTCTCCACGGCGCTTGTGTAGGCGTCTTCCCGGCCCGAGAGGTCGCCGTCAGCGTAGATCTTCGCCAGCATCTGCTGCCGGTTCTGCACGATCTTGGCTTCTCTCTGATATCGGGCAATCTGGTTGTCAAATTGCTCCAGCTGGGCCTTTTCCAGCTCGTTGATGAGGTCCTGCTGGTCCTTCTGCTCTTCCAGATACTTGCGGTAAGCCTCCTGCGTCTTCTGGCTCTGCTCGCCAAATTCCGCTTTCAGCTGGGTGTACTCCTCCTCCGCTGCCGTCACTACTTTTGCCTGTGAAGCGATCTTTTTATTGATCTGCTCCATTTTCTTGTTCGCCGCTTCGGTCACCGAGGCAGTGTCTTCGTAGAGGGAGGCCCACAGGTTGTATTCGTCTTCGGCGGTCTTGGAGTCGTTTTCATACCGCTTCAGCACATCTTCCCAGATGTCGTCGTAGCGGCTGGCTTTCAGTTTTTCCAAGGACGCCTGCTCGTCCAGCAAGGTGGCGTAAGCGTCTTTGGTCTTGTCGTTGTCCTTTCCGGCTTTGGCCAAGAGCTTATCGTACTGCTCCTGTGCAATGGCCACCCGGTCAGTCTGCAGTTCAATGCTCTTCGCCACCGTTTCGGTGCGCTTGGCAATGAGCTCCTCGTTCGTTACGGCATCCTCGTCGGTTAGGTTCCACAGGGCCGTCTCTTTCGTCAGGGCGTCCTGCAAATACTTGTTGGCCTTCAGCTTTTTGGTGTACTCCTCGGCCAGGGTCTCTGCCGCAGTCTTCCCCTTGGAAGAAGATCCGGATTTCTTCTTGGTTTTTCCGCCGGCAGCGTTTGCGGCTTCATTCACGGTATCCGAAGCTTTCTGGTACCAGTCGTCAATGGTGCCATGCAGCAGATTTGTCAGACCATTTCCACCACCCAATGCATTCTTGATGGGGGTACTGACTCCGTTCCAGAGCTGGATCAGTCCATTTTGAACTCCATCCATGACTCCCTGTGCAGCACTCTTGCCTGCATAAGAACCAGCGGCATACAGCGGATTTTCCATGTCATAGAGCTTTTGCTGCATGGCTCCGCCCATGGTGCCAAGGGCATCGGTGGTCAGCGCGGTTCCCTCAATGATGCCCTCTGCCGCACCCAGTGGGATAAACAGAGATTTTGTCTTCATGTAGAGGGAGGGTGAATGGATCTGCATGTCATTGCAGAACTGTGTATCAATGGCACTGGCCAGAGCAGTCGTTGCCGCACGCACTGCTGCAAGTCCTGTTTCGTCAGCCAGACCCTCCGCAAGACCGAGGGCTGCATAGAGGCCCTTTTCATGCATGAGCTTGCTGGGCGAATGCTCGTCCAGCGTATCGGCTGTTGTATCAAGGATCGCGTTGGCGTTCTGTTCCGCTGCATCTTTTACGGCCTGCGTTGCCTCGGCATCCTGCTGGCCGTTCGCCATCCCCTCGGTAGCATTCTTTCCGGCGTCGGTAAATGCCTGATAAATGCCAGACATAAAACTGTCGCCGTTCTTCAGTTCGTCCAGGATGTCATCAAACCAGTTCAACGGGCTGTTCGGGCTTTTTTCCAGAGCTTCTCTCGCCCCGGCAAAAGGGTCTTCTCCCCGGCTGAACGGGTTCAGCATGTTCAGCAGCTGCTTGCTCTTATCTGCCATCCAGGTGCTGAATTTTCCCCACAGGTCTTCCAGTGCAGGCTGCATCATTTCCCACAGGTTTGCCAGAATGGTCACGATCGCTACGATCGCAGCCGTTCCAAGCGCGGCCAGCGCCAGTGCAATCGGTTCTGCACAGGCCACAATGGTGTTGCAGATGAGGGTGATGGTCGTGATCAGCGCTTCCTGAATGTCTGGTGCTGCGTTGATGATGGCCTGGCAGATAGGCCCTGCAAACATGGAGAGCACGCCAAGAACAGCCATAGCTCCCACCAGCTTCAATGCACCGGAAGCAAAGTCTCCAAATGCCTTACCAAGAGCGGTCATGGCTACGGTCAGGCTCGGGAAGATAGAAGCAAGTCCGCCTCCTACCAGCATCACAGTGAACAGGCTGCCCAGCGCCGCTGCTGCCGTTCCAAGTGCCTGCCAGGGCACTACCGCAAACAGAACACTGGCAGCGGCCAGTTTCAGCATTCCGCCTGCCACGGCATTCATGGCCCATGCCGCATCCGTCGCGCTCTTCTTGAACATGGAGAGGCTAAATACTGCCACTACCATCTCGCTCAAAGCTACTGCACACTTTTTCAGGCCGTTCCATGCATTGTCGCCAAATGCAGCATATACAGCAATCGCTCCGCTCAGCACCAGCATGGCACCGGAGATCGTGTACATGGCAGTTGCTGCCATTGCTACTTTTCCTGTACCCAGGGCACTCAGCAGGCCCAGCGTTCCGCCCGTTTCCAATAGTAAGGTCAGCAAAATTCCGAGGCCATCCTGCACTTTCTCCATCGGGATCAATGTCAGCAGCCCAAAGGCTCCTGCCAATACCGCAATGCTGGATGCCATCACCATCATGGCAGCGGAAGCTTTCAGGCTGGCTTTTCCATACCGTGCCAGCACCGTCATTCCGCCGATCAGTCCTGCCATGGCGGCTACTGCATCGTAAAAACCATCGGGATTTGCAAATTTCACGCTTGCCAGCACAGAAAATGCTCCGGCCAGCAGCAATACAGAGGTTGCCAGCCCGGCAAATCCCGCTCCATTTTGAAGATCAATACTTCCAAATTTCTTGGTCAGTGCGGCCATTCCGGCCATAGCGCCCATGAGAGCAATGATGGCTGTAGTTGCAACGGTTACGTTCTTCCAGTCGTCCAGCTTCGCCAGTCCTTTTACAGCACCTGCAATGATCCGCAGCGCCGCGCCATAGGCCGCCAGTGCGGTTGCTGCTGAAAGGAGCGTACGGGGGCCCAGGGCTTTTTCGCTCACGATCACGGCCTGGATGGCTTTGCTGAAGCCCCACATCGCCGTCAGGATGGTCGAGATCACCATGGTCATTCCAGCCACAGAGTCTGCAATGTCCCCCTGCTGGAAAACTTCTATCAGTTGGGTCACACCCGTCAGCACCTGATGGGCTGCTACTGCAAATCCGGTCAGGGCTGCAGCCACACCCCAGAGAGTCGCTGCATTCAGCATGCTGGATTTGATGCTGCTGAGGCCGTCACCCAATTTCTTGACAGCGGGCTGCAACACCTTTGCCGCACCGGCCAGTACGATCACGGCCATCAGGGCAATGTCCGCTACATCGTAGAGCTTGTCGCTGTCGATCCGGCTCATCAGGAACATTGCTCCCGCAAACATCAGCAGTGCAGTGCCCATGCCGGTCAGGGTCTTGGTCGCCTGGTTCTTCTGCCAGGTCTTGATGGCCCCGGTCAGCGCCTTGAAGGAGCCGGAAACCGAGTCCAGCATCCCCGTCAGCGGGGTCTGAAGCATCTTCTTCAGGCTCACCAGCGCTTTTCCCATCTGGTTGATGGCTACGGCCAGCAGTCCAACGTCCAGCAGGCTCAGGAAACGGTAGATGTCCGTCCCGCTGATGGCGTCAAAGCCCTCTTTCAGCGCCGTAAAGAACGCGCTTACCGGGACAAAAGCGTCTCCGGCTTTCGTGGTGATACGGTCCATACTGGAAGAAAAGCCCGTCGCAAACGCCCGGATGTTCTCGTCCAGCCGTCTCGGCATCTCCCCGATCATGGCCCCAAGCTCTTCCAGCGTCGGCAGCTGTCGGCCCAGGATGTTCGTGGCCAGTTCGCCCACGCTGCCCAGGCGCGAGATAAGGCCGCTAATGGCCATGCCAAGCGCTCCGAGCACCGTCACACTGCCACCTGCCACCCCCTGCACCAGCGCTGAGAGTTTCCCGAAAGCGTTCTTCCCAATGGGATACAGCCCGCCCAGCAGCCCCTCAGCCTGTTCGCCTTTCGCCAGCAGTTCGTCGATGGCTTTGCCCAGACTGGTATTCCGCAAAGCATCCGCCAACCCGTCCAAAGGCTTCAGCAGCTGCTTGGCTGCGTCTTTCAGACCATTAAATTTGTCGGTCAGGCTCCCGCTTCCGGTCAGCACTTCGTATACTCGGGTCAGAAAAGTCCCCATCCCCGCGCTGATGCTCAGCAGCACGTCCCCCACCGGAACCGCTGCATTCGCCAACAGTCCAAAGGCTTTCACACCAATGCGGCCCAGCGTCTTCAAGAGGGTCGTCCCCACTTTCACCACGCTGAACACGCCCTGGAACGTCATTTTGATTTGTTCCGCCGTCTCATCGCTGATGATGAGTTTTTTCGTCAGCTCGTCCATCCGCTCGGCCAGCGTATAGATGTGGTCGCCGCTTTTCGGCGGGAAGATCTCGTCAAACGCCCCTTTGATGGACCCCATGATCTTAGCAATGGCGTCCCACACGTTCCACAGGCTCTGCATCAGGTGCTGTCTGCCGGAAACCTGGCTCATGGCTTTCGCATACTGGTCCAGGTTCAGGCTGCCGTTTCGGATCTCGTCGTTCACCTTACACAGGGCGTCGTAATCCTGCTGCATGGCGTCCCGGTCCAGGTTCCGCTTGTCCAGTTCCTTGTCGCTCAGGGCCAGCCGCTCTTTCAGGGAGGCAATGGTGCCGTCCAGGCTCTGCTGCAAAAGGTTCGCGTCCACGCCGCCCTGCTCCATGGCCTTGGCAAAGCTTCCGGCGCTCTGGATGGCTTCTTCCGTCACGGCGCCGTTCGCCAGCGCCACTTTCTGCAAAACAGCGTCGTATACACCCGCCTGGTCACCCATACGGTCGTTCAGCTGCTGCCAGCCGGTGTCCATTCCCTCTTTCATCCGTTCGTTCAAAGCGTCAATACTGGGCACAAACACGTCGTATAAGCGGTTCGCCAGTTCCGTCCAGGTCTCGGTAGCCTCTTCCTTGTTGCCAAAAATGGTCTCGAACAGGCTCATCCACTTGGAGCTCACAGCATCCTTCGTGGAGTCAATGGCCTGGGCAAAGCTCGTTGCCTGCTGGGCTGCCAGGGCCGCACGCTCCGCCAGTTCCCCATATTGGCCGGAAAGCTGTTCCAATGCCTCTGAGCTGGTCATACCCTTGTTTTTCTGGGTCAGCTGGTAGGCCGCTTCCATCATGGAGGAGTATTTGGCAAAGGTCTTCTCCATCACCTGGGTGTCGGCCCACTTGTCGGAAAGGCTCGATTCAAAGCTGGCAATGGTCACATCGCCTTCTTTGATCTTGCCAAGCTCCACTGCCGTGTCGATCAGCTCCTGCTTCAGAGCTTTCGTGGCGGTACCCATCAGGTTCAGGCTCTTCCAGTCCTGCAATTGCAGATGGCCTGCGCTATAGCTCTGGGTCAGGTTGCGGATGGTGCTCTGGAAAGCAAATCCCGTCTTACCCGCATCTGCGGTGGCATTGGCGATGCCCATAATCATGGGGATCATCTTGTCAATGTTGCCGCCCGCCGCCGTCATCTGGCTCAAAGCGCTGGTCATCTCGTTGAAACTGTAGCTCGTCTCATCCGAGTACCACATCAGCTTGTTCAGGTAGCCGTTCACCTGGTCGATGCTCTTGCCGGTGGCGTTCATGATGGTCTGTACGTTGGAGGTCTTCTCCGTGTACTTGTCCCATCCGCTGGCGATCTGGTCTACCGAGAGGCTTTTTACTAGTTTCTCGCCTGCGTTCACGGCCTTGTTGGTAATATTCACCAGTGCCGTGGCGGCTATGATGTCCAGCGCCGAAAACTTGCTCTGCAAGTCGTCCAACGAGCGGGACATGGTATCAAAGTCTACTTTTTCCGCAGCGGCGTCCAGCTTTTCAAAGCCCTTTTCGGCCCCTTTGAACTGGAGCTTTTCCATCAACTTGTCGATCAGGCCAATGGTCTTCTTTGTGTTTTTCTCAAAGTCCGCATTGTTGAATTGCATCTCAACAACGCGCTGGTCTACTTCCCGGCTCATTCGGTCCTCACCTCACCCCAAGCCCGCTGTGCAATTCGTTCAAATATCGGCCGCATGGCCGGGTTGATGTAATCCACACCCTCTACATACCCGCCGTTCCGGGTACCGTGGCCATATTGCAGGATCACTGCAATGGGCACGCCGTCCACAATGTTGGAGTTGGACCACGTAATGGTGATCCGTCCGTCGCTCTTGTGCACGGCATAGTTCCAGCTGGCAGCGGTCTTACCTGTATCTTTCGGCGTGGCCCGTGCCAGTGCCTCCACGCCCTCTTTCCCGTACTGATCCAAAAGATCGTCCAGCTGTAAGTTCGAGCATCGCTTCAAAAATTTTCGTGTCTTCTTAAAGTTGCCTTTCTGCTTGAATACGATGATCTTCGGCATTTTGAAAAATTATCCCCTCGTATGCAGTTTTGCCTTTCGCTGGGTGTTCAGAGCCCGCTGCTGGGCCATTGCCTCGCCACGGCTCATCTTCTTGGGCGGTGTCTGGGCTTCGCTGCACACCCGCAGCAGCGTCAAAAGTCGGTTCAAGTGCCATTTTTCGCACTCTTTCGAGATGCCCAGCTGGAACATCTGGCAATACAAAACCTCGGCCGTCGTCACCGTTCCGCTTCTTCGCGGCGGTGCTTTCTGCCGAGGTCTTTTTGCCGGGTCTCTTGGTTCGTTCGGTTTTGGCTCCCCATGAAACCAGGTCGCGGTCATGGGGTCGTCCATATATGTGTTAATGGCATTCAGCTGTTCTCTCGTCAAAAACTGGTACACATTCGGGTCAACGCCCTTGTCCAGTGTCATGCAACGCAAATAATCCAGCTGCTGTTCGCGGCTCATGCTGCCGCCGGACGAGAAAAACGGGATATGCCACTTGCTTTCCCATTTAGCCAGGGAGAGCAAAGAGTGCTCCAGCCGCAGAGTCGTTTCCCGGATATACAGGAACTCCTCCCGGTTTGGGTCCCACACCTGCCTGCCCGGAATCTTCAGTTTTAGCATCTCTGTCCTCCCTGGTTTACTCAAATGAGGCCTGCCCTTGATGTCAGGGCCCGGCATCTTGCGTAGTATCAAAACTTACGCGTCTTACAGGAACTTACCCGTCCTGCCAAGGGCTCCCCTGCTAGGGGAGCTGGCGCGTCAGCGCCTGAGAGGTTGTTACCCTCCCGATGCTTGCACGTTAGAGCAATTACTGCTCCACAACAGGAGCCGTGTTGTCGATCAGGCTCAGGCCCGGCTGTGCAGACTGAGCAGCAGCGGCCTTCTTTTCCAGGTCCTGGGGGATCACGTTGTTGAAGAACTCAGTAGCGGCCTCGGTGTTGGTCAGCATTTCCATATACAGGTCGCTGTAGGCCTGCGTGGCCAGGAAATCGTCCAGCACCGCCTGGTTTTTGATGAACTTCCGGCCGTCCGGGCTCAGCACACCGTAGCTCTTGCAGATCATTTTCTTAAAGAGCTCGGTCATCTCGGTCTGGTTCTGGGCGTTCACGATCCGCTCGATCATTTCCTTAAAGCCGCCCTCGGTGGAAAGCTGCATCTCCATCAGCTCGGCTGCCGTCAGGTTGAAGTAATAGTCCTCCACACGCTTGGTGCCGCCAAAGTCGATGGTCTCCATCGTTTTCTTGTACATAGTTTCTTCTCCTTTTTTCGATAAGAGGTTTACTCAGCTGCCTCGCTGGTAGTGATCAGCTGGATCAGCTCGTCCGGGGTAGGCAGGGTGGCGCCGGCGGTCTCGGTGCCCCAGAGCTTGTCCTGGATGGCCTTCACGGTCTTCTCCTTCAGCTTGGAGCAGTCGATCTCCATATGGCAGCTGGGGCGGTGGCCAGTCACGTTCACGGGGGATGCACTGCACTCCCAGCTAAAGGTGATGGCGTCCGGGCTGTCGTTGATGGTCGCATAGCTCTTCTCGGAGGGAGAAGCCGTGCTGTTCCAGGCCACGTGGATCTTCTGGCCCACTTCGTCGGAAACGTCGTTGCCCTTGGTGGTCACCCAGCTGAAGCCGAATGCCTTGCGCTTCTGCTGGCCGATGGTCACGCCGGCTGCCACGTGGGCAGAGCCGTCGCAGGGCTCCCACTCCTCGGGGTAGGTGTAAGCCTCAATGGTGTAGGCGTACTCCTCGGCAGAGCGCAGGCTTGCATACTTGATGTCGTCGGCGTAGAGCTTGGTCTCCTCCGCGCCGGAGGGGCTCTCGGTCACAGCGGTCAGGCCGTTCCAGGCCACGCCATTGTCGTAGCTGCCCTCGTTGTTCATGGGGTAGAGCACACCCATCTTGGTGCCCATTTCGTAGAACTTCTCGCCTACGGCATCCCAAATCAGTCTTGCCATGGTATTCCTCCTTATTGGTAAATGGTAAAGGTCGTGTGGTATAAGTTGTCAGAAACAAAAGAGCGGTCGTAGGCGCATTTCGGCAATACGCTTACGGCCGCTTTCAGTTTCGAGTCCGGGTCGGAGTCAATCACCGTCACCGTGTAAAACAGGTGCTGTGCATAAACTCCGTTGTTTGCGTGGCGGTTCTGCCTCCGGCTCTCGCTGTACACGATACAGGGGTATTTCAGCTTGTAACCGGCAGGCGGCTGGAAATAAAGGTTCTCTTTCCCGGTCGCCTCCTGCAGCACTTCACGCAGTTTCGTGTCAAGGTTCCGGCGTGTTTCCATTCCAGAGCCCTCCCAACGTCAGCACCAGTCGGGGCAGCTGCACTTTCACAGCGCTCACTTTCCACCGCTGGCCCATGAATGTTGCATACCGCAGGTTGTAGAGGTTTGCCGATGCAAATGGGTCGGCCACTACACTCAGCTGGTTTCCAAGCTGGATGTCTTCGTTGACCTGGTCGCTCCCCTGCATCTGCCGCCCAAACTCCAGCACGTCGCCGTAATAGCTCCGCTCTACGATTCGCTCTGCAAATACGCTGGGGGCCGATTCGTCCGTGTCCTCCGCAAACCCGATCTTCCCGCTCCATTTCATCGGTTTGTTCCTCCATTTTGATTAGTTGCTACTAACCACAGGACCAACCAAATCAGCCCTCGTCTGCCACAGCCGTGCAGGTGGTGACGGTGGTGCCGTCGGTCACGACCACACCGGCTGTCAGCAGGGCAATGGGCAGGTAGGTCTTGTCGGCAGCCACAACCAGCAGGCGGCCCAGCTTAAAGGCTTTCTCCACCTCCGCCTTCTTGGCTTTGGTCTTGTGGTCCTCGTCCTCATACAGGGCCTTGTCGGTGTGCAGGTAGGCAATGTAATTTGCCACGTGCAGGTCATAACCGGTCTCGTAGATGGTGTTCAGCATTTCTGGTTCTCCTTTCCGTCATCAGGCCGCAAACTCCACGGCAATGGCACTGTAGGGGGTGGTCAGTGCGCCGGAGCAGTGGGTCTCGATCAGGTACTTCATGGCGTTGAAGTCGATGTCGAAATCGTCGAACATGCTCACAGCGCCGCCCTTATCGGCACCCACGGTGTAGTCGGCCAGGTTCACGATCAGGCAGGCCAGGTCGCCGCCCTTGGCGCCTTTCATACCCTCCATGCGGGGCACGGTCACGATCTTTGCCACGCGCAGCTTCCGGGCCAGTGCAGCCTCGTCTGCATACAGCGGGTGGCCGATGGTGTCCTCCAGCAGCAGCATCTCGGTCAGGGCGTCCTCGCTCATAAAGGCGGTGGGGGTGCCGCTGCCCTTGTATTCCTTGCGGGAGCGGAGCACGGCCTTGATCAGCTCCTTATACTTCTCCTCCACGGTCTTGCCGGTGGCGGTCACCTGGGTCTTGATGGTAAACAGATCCTGATCGTTGTAGATGGGGCGGATGCAGTTCTCGTCGATCTTGTCCTCGCTGGCAGCGGGGCGGCCGTCGCCAAACAGGATGGCCAGTGCGATCTCCTCGTTCAGCTTGGCACGCATCTCCTGCTTCAGCCATGCCACCACGTCAAAGCTGGTGATGTCGATCACGTCATCGCGATCCATCTTCTGCTTCTTGTACACGGTGGTGGGGCTGGTGGAGCGGCGCAGCAGGCCAAACACCTGCTCTTTCTTAAAGTTGCCCTTGATGTAACCCTTGGCCCGGGCATCATCCTCGGTCAGGTCGGCAAACTGGCTCTTGAAGCGGCTGAAGGGGATGTGGTGTACGCCGCCCATTACGATGCCAACCCAGGTCTGGTCCCGGTCAATGATCTTGGGCGGGTTGTCCAGCACGTGATCCTCAGGGAACAGCAACTCCACATTGTCGATGCTGTGGGCCAGCTCGTCCGCATCCATGGCATCCTCAAAGGCCTGTTTCATGGTGCCGTGGCTCTTTGCCGTCTTCACGATGCCGTTGATCTCGTCGATGCTGTGCTTCAGCACGGTCTCGTGGGTGTCCTTATCAAAAACATTATGCTTCACGGTATCATCCTCCTCACCGTCGTCTTCGCCGTCACCGCCCTCGGCCTCTTCCATCGCAAGGCCAACCAGAGCGTGGCAGCACTCTTTCTGCTCGTCGGTCATGCTGTTGTACACGTCTTTGAGCGTCTTACCGTTGGTTTCTTTCTCAGCCATTTTGGCTTCCTCCTGTGTTTTGCCGCCATCGGCGCTGTGGTCCAGCTCCTCCAGCGGGTTGCCGTTCGGGTCCATGCCGTGGGTCAGGCTCAGGCCCGGATCGTTGTAGATAAACACCTCGCCGTCATAATCCTCGTCGGCCGAGTGCTTCACTACCTCGTCGATCATTGCGCCCGGGTTGCATCCTGCCAGCACAAGGCTCACTTCCTGGATGCAGCCGTGGGTCACGGTTCGTCCTGCCTTCTTCACGTTCGCAAAGATCGAAAAGGCAGTCAGGTCGCCGCTTTCCACGCACTTTCTGGCCGTCCGGCCGGTGTCCGTGTCGTTGAACTTGGCGTAGCAGTACACGCCGCCGGGGCGGTTTTCCAGCAGGCAGTGGCCGATCACGCTGCCGATGTCGCCGTGGTCGTGGTTGTACACCATCGGCACCACGCGGCCGTCGCACTCTTTGAATGCGTCCTGCGCAATGGTCAGCCCGTCGTAGCAGCGGGTGTTCGCTTTGGTCGCCCAGCCGCTGCAATCGTAGTCGAATTTAGCCATTTTGATTTGCAAAGCTCCTTTCTGCGGCCTCTTTCCCATTCACGATGGTCTGGTTCTGGGCCGCAATTTCTTCTTTGGAGGCCGAAATGTTCGAGTTTCGCAGCTCGTCCGCTTTCGGGTCTTTCGAGGGCTTCATCCCGATCACCTGTCGGAACTCGTTGCTCGTCATGATCTCGTTGCGGGTAAACTTGTCGGCCATCTCCGCTACCATGGAAACAGGTGCCAGCTTGAACGGGTCGCGGAAGAACAGGATACTCTCCCGGTCCTCTTCCCGCTGTTCTTTGGTCAGAAACTTTCGTCTCATCTCGTCCACGGCAGCCGCCACCAAAGGCTCGATGGTACGGTTTTCGTAGTTGGTCATCACCTTGTCGTCTGCAGTACCGTTCATGATCTCCGGCGTGATTCCCAACTGACTGTGTGCCATGTTCGTCAGGTATTCCACGCTTTTCAGAAGGTTGTTTTCGAGTGAGCGATTCAACTGCGTAATGTGTTCCGTGCCATCGGTGTAGGCGATGCCGTATTTCGAGCCTGCCAGCTGGTCTTCCACTTCCTTGCGGCGCTGCAGGGCCTGCTGTTTCCGGGCCTCGCTCTTCACCACATAGGGCAGTTGGATGATCAGATCCAGCTTGCCACTGCCCACCTGTTCGTCGATGATATCCATCAGGTTCAGCTTGCGGATGAGCCGCTGGATGGTGCCGTTGGGCTCGTTCATCACGGCGTAGAACGGATTCTCGATCAGGGCTACCCGGCTTTTCGGCAGGGTGATCTCCTCCCGCTGGCCCGTTCGGTCGTTGTACAGTTCCAGCCGCACATCGTCCGGGTACCATTCTTTCACCTTGCCCACCCGCATGGATTCGATGCTTTCCTCGCCTGTCCGCACATCCACATCCACGTCCACGGGCACCAGCGCGATCACGCCCTCGTCAAGCACCGAGAGGAACATGTCGTACCGCAGCGCCCGCCCGGTCTGGTCTTTGTTGGCGGAGAGGTTCAGGCAAACATTAAGGCCCGAATCAACGGTTTCGCTGTAGCGTCCGTTTTCATCGAGCCTTACGTGATTGATGGTAATGGAAGCCGCATCCATCGCAATGCGGCTGAGGATGGCGGTCAGGATGGTGCGGTCATTCCCGCGGTTCAACCGTACCCGGTCGGGCCGGTAGCTGTATCCGCCATAATAGCTTTTCCCGGGAGGGTCCCGGTTCAAAAATGCATTCCAGGCGTGTCGCAGTCTGGAGCCAAAGGTCTGTGATGCCATTTTGAATTTCCTCCAGACTTACGCTTCGTCTTTCTTGTCGTCTTTCTTTTGCTGTTGTTGGCTTCCAGCGCTGCCATTCACCATGGCATTCGCCAGCTCCGGGTTACCCATCACATCGGTGATAAACCGCTTTGCACCGTAGCTCATCACGCCTGCGGTCGCCTTGGTCAGCACCTGCTTCCCGGCGTCCTGCATCACACTCTTCACAAAGGTCTGCCCGCCGTTCACATCTTTCCGCAGCTGCTTCACGTCCCGCTGGAGCTGCAGCCGCTCTTTCTCAGCCTTCAGCTCTTTGTTGGGGTCATCGGCCCGGATATTGCTCTGCCCCTGCAAGTCACGGTATTGCTTTTCCATCTGCAAACGGTTGATGCGGCTGCGCAGCTCATCGTCCGTGTAGTCCTCGGCGTTCTTACCGCTTCGCTTCGGGGCGTATTCGGTTTTCGGCTGCTGCGCATCCTCGCCAGCATTCCCATCCCCGGCATAGTGCTTCTTGCCCGCGGCCGTCAGGGTGCCGTCCTTGTTCTGGTACCGCCGCACGCCCCACTTCATGCCCTTGATGCCCCAGTGGCACAGCTCGTCCTTGTATACCTGCATATCCTTATCACCTCACCCTCTTATACGTTGATTTCAAAAGCCGCTCCACGGTCATCCGGCCTTTTTCCAGTAGGTGTTTCATCCGGGAGGCCCTGGTTTTTGCGTTATAACGTTTTTTGGCCGCATTCATCCGTTTCTTTTTCGCTTTACGGGTCTCGTTTGCGGCTTTTTCTCTGCGGTATTCTGCATCCCGCAATTTGTCTGCTACGTCACGCGTCACATACTTCTTCCGGGTCTGGAGCTTTCCGTCTTTATCGGTGTACTGTTCCATAGCGTAGTTTGCTGTTCTTCCGTTCGGATGCTTCTCGCGCCCGTATTCGCCCGTCAACTTTTTCTTTCCGCTGTGGATGTAAGCTGCATAATCCTCTTTCGAGTAAAAGTAGCGGTACACATTCTGCCCATTCTTCGTTCCCGTCTGAACACGCATGTAATACCGATGCTCTTTCTTCGCGCTGCCTTTCCGGCTGTTGCCGAACAACCCATGCGCGATATAATCCCACCAGTCATTCTTTCTGTAGTAGTCCAACTTCTCGTTTCACCTCTTTTACGTTTTACAATGCCTAACTGCTGTGCTATACTCTTCTTGACGATTATCTTTTCGACGAAGAGGAGTTCTTATGGAAATTGTCGTTTGCCCTAATTGTGGTTCGCCCATTGATATCCCTAAAAGCATGCCAGTCACTATCACCTGTAAGAAATGTGGTGAATCATTTGGCGTTGAATACGATCCTTCCGAATTCGGAATTTGGGGCAAAGCCAAAATCAAATACAACGATTTTTCGGTAAAACATCCTAAAATCCTAAAAACAGTGAAAGCCGTAGGTGCTATTGTGGCTGTCGCCGGAGCAGCTTATCTGCTCCATCGGCCCGACGAAAACACAACCGCTATCGACTCTACCGCTTCATCTGATCCAGAGGAGTCTAGTGTTCCTATCTCATCAGGAGATAGCTATGATGACTCTGACTATGATGAGGAAGACGATTATTCTCTCAATGGCTGCTGTCGAACTTGCGGTGCGTCTCTCGATGACGCTTTCTACACCATGCCATGGGAAGACGACGATAATGAATACGGTTACTGGACTTGCCGCAGATGTCACGCAAAGAATTATGATTGGGATAGCGGCGATGATTGATCACTCAAACGCATCCCGGTTCTGTTTCCAGGCCACGTAAGCGTCCATCATGGCAGCCACGGCGTCGATCTTCTGATCCTGCCGCTGTTTGTAGAGCTTGCGGTTGCCGTTGGTGTCTACCAGTGTGATGCAGTTGCCCATGGCAAATTGCATCAGCTGCTCGTCAAAGATCAGCTTCCGCTGTTCGCTCAGTTTCTTCAGCTCTCCCAGCGGTACGCTCTCAGTCTTGGCGCCCTGGATCACTTTCGTGATACCAAAGGTGCCATTCTCGATGCCCCACCGCTCCACAAACTCTTTTGCGTTGTATGGGTCGTAGCCAAAGGCCCGCACGTCGTATTCGTTCTGCTGGATAAAGTTGTCCAGGTCGTCATACACCTGCATCATGTCCAGCACGGTGCCATCAAAGACGAACAGCGTTCCCTCCTGCATAAACTGCTCATACTGCTGCCGTCGGCTCACGGGCAGCTGGCTCAGGGTATAGCTGGTAATGTAGTCCCGCGTCTTTACCCCAAAATATCCGTTTGTCAACGGGAACAGAAAGGTAAAAGCACAGAAGTCGTCCCCCATGCTAAGGTCGGCTCCCATGGCGCAGGGCATCTGCCAGTAATCCCGGTGGCGGTGACACAGCGTTTCCTCGTATGGGAAGAAATAGGTGTATCCCTCCATCGGCAGATTGAAGCGCTTTGCCAGAATATCATTCCGTGCGCTGGGCGATTTCTCGGCACGTTCCACGTCCAGTTGGTAGGTCTCGTAGCTCACGGTCTTGCCCAGGTTTGGGTTGGCCTTCAGCCACATTTCCGGCTGGCCCACCTCGTCCAGGGAGTCCAGCTTGTAGTACCAGATGGACACGTGCGGATTGATGTACTCCCCTTTCAGGATCTGCATCAATTCCATTTTGATGTCGTCGCCGCAGCCATTGCGCACGGTGCCCTCGGAGGAAGCCGCCACAATGAGATAGTTCTCGTTCTTGGCCGCGCCCTGCTCAATGGCACCAATGGGGTCCTCCCGGATGTCACAGCTCAGCCACTCGTCCACGGTCGCCACCGTGTCACGCCGTCCCTGCAGCTTTTCAATGGTCATGGGCCGCACTTCCAGCAGGCTGTTGGTCAAAAAGTTCTCGATGCCTTTCTTGGTGCTGGTCATCTTCACCCGGTCGGCTTTGCTGCCGGTGGTGTTCTGCAGGCTGCCCTCCGTCATAAACTTCATCACGGGGCCTTTGGCTCGTGCTAAAGCTGTGCGGAATGGTGCCAGCACCTCCTCGGCCTGCTTCATGGTCGGTGCCGTGGTCAGCTGCTGGGTGGTGTTGGTGTTCGCGGTCATGAAGTAGGCCTGCAAAAACTCCAGATACATGGTCTTTGCGGCCGCGCGGGTAATGATGAGGTATTGCTTCTGGATCAGCCGCTTCTTGATCCGTTTCGTCTCGTAGTGCCCGCCGCCTCCGTGGGGGTTCGGCACAAACACACTGCGCTCCACAAAGTAATACCAGCCAAAGATCTCCTCGGCCCACAGCTTAAAGCTGTCCAGCATCTTCACGTCGCCGCCATCGGTCAAGGTCAGTTCATCCTCACAAAACGCGATAAAGCCGTTCACCGCCTTGTCGTCGTACCAGATGCCGGGGTTTGCAATGAGATCGTCAATGCGGTTCATCTCCATGGAGATTTCCCTACAAACCGGGATCTCGCCACGCATCACGGCCTCCCGAAACCGGCCGTAGTAGATTGGCGTGGCCGTGTTCGAGAGCGCCATTTTTTCTTCTCCTTACTGTTTCGCCTGATAATACGGCTTGCTTTCTAATGCAAAGCACAAACTGCTGTTCGGGCAGCGCATGGTTCCGTGTTTAGTACAACTTTTGCAGAGCGCATACGGGTTTTCCGGGCGCTCTACTTTCTTTTGATGCTCCATTGCCCAGTCATGCACGACTTTCAGAAGACTCATGCATTTTCCTCCGGCTTATCATGCTCCACGTTCAACCGCCACTCCATCTCGGAGGCGGTATTTTTCAGCGCTTCCATGGTGGTGCTGCTCTGTGGCACGTCAAAGCCCAGCAACCGCACTTTTACTGCTGCATACGCCTTGACGGCTGCCGCTTTTATCGGGTCCGGCAGAAACTGTTCCCACGTCTCCCCGGTTCCCGTGATGAAGAACCCCTCTTTGGGCCCTACCCCCATCTGGGTCAGTACCAGAAACACGCTGTTCAGGTACATCACAATGTCCGGGTCAAAGTCCGTGCACTCTTCAGCCACGCCCAGCAGCTTTTTCACACTGGTCAGGATACTCTCGCTCATTTTGATGTACCTCCCATGACTTTTTCTCTTCATTCCACTTGTCAATTGCACTGCTAAGAGCATTGGCTGCGGATACCATACTTTTCAGCTTTTCAAGTTCATGGGCTGTGGTATCTGCTTTCCGTACCGCAATATGCTCTCCTGCTGCTTTTACACTTTCAGCATTTTTTGCAGTATTCATGTAAGTCATTTCAGCATCTGTTTCAAAGGTAGTCTCGCGCTGGATTGATGACTGCACGGCATCAGCCATCCTTAATTGAAAGTCATAGTCATAAAACCCGGGGTCAACGCTATGAACCTTGGAAACAAGATAACCCTGTACGGGCCTCTCATGTGGTACACGCCAATCCTTGCTGATGCCCGTTCCGGCAATCGAAACGTTCGCCCACAGCAGGCATTCGTCCAGCTTTGTCAGTGCCAGGCCTCTTTCCATGCTCGGGTTCAACTGCCGGAGCATCACTTCGGCCTCTTCCAGCTTTTTCCTCAGGAGGGCACTGTAATCCTGCTCCCGGGTGGTAAACGCTTTCTTCGGATACATTTTCGTTTTCCTCCACAACTTCCCAGTCATCGCAACACATCTGGCACAGGTTCATACCAAAGTCGCTCACTTCCCGGAAGTTAATGTCATTTCCTTGTGCCGTGTGGATAATAAGCTCTCCCCCGGCAATTCGCCAGTAGCCTTTCCAGTGGTGCCGCCTTACTTTCAGGCCCTGCTTCATGCTGATCCATGCACTCGTCCAGTTCATATTACTTCCTCCACGGGCAGGTGTCGCCCGGTTTTCGCTCTCCATCCGGAAGATGCGGCTTTTTCCCTGTCCCGTAATGGATGGCCTTATGTGTCACCGCCGAAACACAAATGGCGTTCTCCGGGTCCAGCAGTTTGTCGCTGTGCCGGATCACATCTTCTTTCGTGATCGGATTCAAATGGTGGATGCTGATGCGTGGCCGCACGGGTCTTCCATCCCGCAGCACCCAGTCTGTGATGGGATGGTCTTTGCATCCCAGGTCGCAGCCATTGTCCCGTGCAATGATCCTGTCCCGGAACTGCCGCCACTCTCTCGATTGGTAGAAATCCTGGTTCAGCCATCGGTCAAACCCAAAGGTGTCTCTCCCTACTTCCCCGTGCAGCTGCAAATACGCCAGCCGCTCCTCGTAGGTCGGCAGTTGGCAGAGCTCAGTGTAGGTTTTCATCGCTGTCACCCGATTATCCCTTTCTCATGCAGCAGTTCGTACAAAAGTAGCATTACGCACAATAGGAATACAGGCATTCCGGATACTGAAAAAGTCTCCATGGTGAAACTCTCGGTGTGTTTTTCAGCCCATATCCTTAAAGAAAGATCCGTAATCAAACCACTTATCCTCAAGAATATTGCCGATAATTTTCACTGTTTCACCCAATCCCTTTGATGCTACACGGACATATTTCCCCTTCATGCCCTCATATGTACTACAGCCAACCGTATCCATAATCCGCATGATGGCCTCAATGCCGGAAGCATAACCTTCAAAGTTTTTTGCTCCAACATATCCTTTGCCAAGAACGTAGCCACCATAGCAACAGCAAGGGCCATGGCCATCAAGACTCAGATAAGAAACAAGGCAAGCATGGTCTTCCATGCTAAGAGACACATTCTTGATTTCTGCATTCCAAATTTCGTATCCTTCAGCCTCAAGCTGCTCTTTTGTCCATTTCTTCATATATTTACCTCACAAAACGGCACTTTTATAAAGATTTATTTTTCCTCTCTATTCGCAAAAGAACAAAGACCCGAAAATAATAGCCAAGACCGTAATCCCGGCAAAAATAAAACTATCCAAAGTCATCCTCTCCGACACCGTTGTACTTTGCCATAGCTTTCAGTACGTGTTCGTACATTTCCTTGCTGTCCTTGGCAGATTCCAGCGTCTCGGTCTTGGCACGCAGCAATTTGTTCTCTTCTTCCAGCTTCTTTTTCTCAAGGTCTGCTTTCATGGTCGCCAGTTTCAGGAAATGCGTTGTTTCTGCACTGGAGGCAGTTCCCTCCCGCAGCCGCTTTTCCACCAGCGTCATGGCAAGGTTTATCATATATTGCTCTTGTGCTTCCGGGGTCGAGGCAGGCCGGGCCGAAGCCGCAGCCATCTCCCCTGGCGCGTTTTTCTTCGGCCGCATTCTTACCGTCCTCTTTTCTTTTGTTAATGTATTTGCTTTTGCAAGGGTTCATGGGAGGCGCATAAAGTACCTGTGGCCTGCTCTTGAAAGGAGAAGAAAGATGTACAATTTTGGAGGTTGAACATCATGTGGTGAACCCGAAATCCGTGTCATAGGAGGAAACGTTTTTCTACGGTGGTGTCTTCTCCCATGAGCCCTTGCAAAAACCGCCGAAGCATGGTCTACACCCCACACCTCGGCGATATTCTTTGTTATTGATAAAGCCCAAATATCAATTTTCCCTCCGGGGAAATATCAAAGACCGGCGCGATTTGAGAGGGGGTGCCATTTTTGAGACCCCTCCCTATGGTTTACGCGCTTTCAGCCAGAGCTGGATCGTCTTCGATCTCGATTTTGAGCTTCTTGTAAACGTTTAACGGATCAGCAGCAACAATCTGATCAATTGCTTTCTCAATTTCATAGGCATTTTCATTGTCTGTGAACTGAGAAGAAGTATGTGCAAGGCGCATAAGCAGACCAGAAGAGTTATAACCGTGATCCGTGTCATACTGATACCACTGTTCAAACTGCTCATACGGACTGTATGGGTTATCGAACGTAGTCAGAAAGCATCGAACCATAATTCTAAGCCTTTCTTGTTCGTAATTTACTAGTTCAGAGCGCTATAGACAGTGGATTCAGGAACGCCACAAGCCTGTGCAATGTCCTTATAGGTGTAACCACTGCGAAGCATCGCTTTTGCCTTGCTCATCTTTGCAGAAGACATGACAGTTGCAGTTTTCGGCATTGCACGTTTTACAATTTCGTCAGAATCAGAAGAATTAAGAAACTTCGTCAACATATTGTCCGAAATTGCACCAGCCTGAACAGCTTCCCATTCTTTATCCGTAAAGGTGACCTTGGACTTACGTCCACTAGCTCCCACGGAATCGCGTGCACGCTGCATTTCGACAGAAGAAATCTTCTTGATTTCTTTCTTGTCAATCGTCGGGTTAAGTCCCTGTTCCTGAATCTTAGCCTTGATGTTGGCATTTGCAATCAGCATAGCCTTACGCTCTTTAGGTTTATTAGCTACCATGTTGTTGTACTTTTCTTTCAAAGAAGCAACTTCTGCAGCATAGGTTTTGGCTGCTTCCGGGTTCCGCTGGATGCCTTTCATGTTAGCCGCCTCTTTGCGAGCCTGATTAGCCATGGCTTTGAGCTTATTGGAAAAGTCTGCATACAGGTTCTCCTGGATCGTGCCAGAAGACAGAGTGCGGGCATCCTTAGTCTCAGAGATAAGGCTTACCGTATCCTCAGCGATACGTTCTTTACCCGTCTTAGGATCGGTAAAGGTTCGTCCACTCTCTTTGTAAATAAACTCGCCTGTATCCTTGTCAACACGGACGCTGCCACGGCGCTCGGGAACGCGAACCGTCTGCTTACGGCGGGACAGCAGGGTGGATGCGCCACCATACTTGGTATTGCCATCCTCGTCAACACGCACCTGCCACTTCTCTTTCAGTTCCTGGATACCATTCTCTTTCTCAGAGCGCTTGTAGTCCAGCTTGTGCTTCTCGGCATCAATGACGACCATAGAGTGCTTAACGGCGCGAGCCAGCTCATCTTCGGATGCACCGCGCAGGGTCATGTCCGTGATGAGGTTAGAGATCACGCCCATCTCGCGCTGCTTTTCCTCTTTCTTCATGAGGCGCACATGATTAGGGTTTCCCTCGGGCACAGCATAAGCAGTCTTAGGATCAAACCCCTCAAGTGCTTTTAGCGGCCGCGTAGATTTGATGGGCACCTTATCGCTGATAGGGATGATCATGACGGTATCGCCGTCGAAGTCGGCACCAGACAGGCGCTCTGCAACCTTTGCATTGATACCGATTGCATCCTGGATCTGCCCGAGATTGCGCTTGCCATGCAGATTCTTATTGTTTACCGTAACAATAGGAATTTCAAAAGTGCCTGCATGGGGAAAACGAATCAGTGCAAGCTGAGTGCCGTTCTCATAAGTCGGGCAGTAGGCTTCGTTCTCCTTGATCTTGTTGATCGGCAGGATAACCTTAGTCGATTGCCCAGGGAATGCCGATGCTTTCAATGTCATCGACGTGCCCTCACAGGTGTCCGCAAAGTCGTTCAGCAGCTTCTTTTTGACCGTCGGGTTATCATAGTGCATGATTTCATCATACTGTGCTTGATAGTCCGCAACCGTCAGCTTCAGCTGGTTCTCAATCAGCTTTTTGGGCTGCTTGGACAGGAACTGAGAAGAGACATTTCGGGACATAGTATCCCAATCACCCTCTTCTTTCAGCTTATTGATAGGAGAAAGATGCTCTTTACCATCGGCACCAATGTACATGCTCTGGCCATTCGCCTTAATGGCTGCACCGAACGGATTGTCCGGGTCAGCTTTTGCTTCTTTCAAGACTTTCATCTTAGGCGTGCCAGAGGGTTTATTGGTGTTGAACATGACATCCACGCCATCAGGGAGATCATCCGAATAGACGGCCATGCCTTTCAGATAATGGTCTCCATCTACCAAAATACGAACCTGCGCATAATGGCTTTTGCCGAGATCCAGGTCAGGAACGCCACGACGAATTTCCATCACGCCGTCTTTGTCCAAACCGCCCTCATCGCCATAGCGAATGGCAACGCGGCTTGAGTCCAGACTGGACGGGCGCTGCAGCTTCGTAAAAGTGTCACCACCATCATCAGAATGATAGTCGCCCAGAGAGTCGATCTGTTCCTGATGCTGATAGGCATACTTCTGGTCAAACTCGGGCTTTGCCAGCACCGTAATGTTGGTCTGCTGCCGAATATTGGTCGGCTGGCGAATGCCAACGCCATAGCGCTTGTAACCGTATTCTGCCTCCAAGGTGTAAGCAGCTTTATCAAGCTCAGACTCTGAGACGCCGAGCACCTGATTGGCGCCTTCGGAAATATCAATCATGCCTTTCTTGTCAACTTCTTTTTTCAAGACGTCGGCAATATTTTCAGCACGTTTGGCTTTTTTGTCGATGTTTCCGGCATATTTTGACCGAACGCTCGATTCGCTCATCCCGAGTTGGTTTGCAATCTCCGTCCAGCCAAGTCCCTTGTTGTCTTTCAGGTCCTTAATCTGCTCGTATTCAGACTGCTTCCTCAAACTGATGGCCTTACTTCTTGCAACACGGAACTCAGTAGGGCTCAGCTGATACTCCTTTGGGAGCGTGTCGTTTATGGCGTTGATAATATCCTTTTCGGACAGTCCTTTTTTCTTCAGCGTCTCAATACGAGACAGAAAATCACCAGAATGCTGGTACGGATTATCGCCAGAGCCCCAAGGATAACGCCCCGAATGGCGTTTGGTGCCATAATGCTCCAGGATATTCTCGTTGGACGAAATGCCGAAATAGGCGCGGATATCTTTTTCAATCGTATTCATGCTACTGCTCCTAACTTCAACTCTGCAATCACGTTATCAAACTCTTTGATTTTGGCGACGATAGGGTCAATTTCCTCAAAAGTAGGAGTTTCGATCAAAATATCATCGTTCTGGTAAATTCGATTCTCAATCCGAATATCTTTCGGATGAATGTGGTACTCCATGCAGAATAAAGCATCATAAATAAAGAGCTGTTCCATATGTGCAGGAACAGCCCCGGTTTTAAGATCATGAATACGAAGAAAATTGTTCTCAAAAGAAATAGCATCTGCAGTGCCAAAGCAGTTCTCGCTGTAAAACAGCACCTGCTCCGGCGTCATGCGGAATCCGATTGCATCGTTTACGTATGCATTGAGCGTCTTCTTGCTCTTCGGCAGCTTCTGGTTCAGATTGATGCACTCGGCTGCAAATGCATGGAGTCGGGTGCCTCGCTCTTTGGCCTGGAAGTTCATGAATGCATCGGCTAGGCGCTGCGCGTCATAGTTCAGCCAATGATACTTACTGGCTCCCAGGAATGCATGCTGCCCCGTGAGCCTGGAATGATCGTTCCATTGCATTGAGTATCTCCTCCTTGTTTTCGGGATAGATGAAAGCAGCAAAGCTCATCTCGTTCATCTGCCGGACGTAATAGTCCTGATTCGGACGATGAGATGCATTTGCAGACTTCTTTCCCTCCAATGCTGCCCAGGTTGAGCCATACAAAACCAAGAGATCCGGAATGCCCTGAATCTCGTTGGGGTCGAGATGAACTACCTTGCAGCCAGGAAAGCGTTCTTTGATTTCTTTCACCAATCCTGTCTTGAATTTGTTTTCGAGCATAGTACAACCTCCAAAATGAAAGGAATAGTGCGTTTGAGACGCATTCTATTCCCCCCATAAAAGGGGATGTTTTTATCGCGGGGGTTTTTGTGAAAAAGTGTGAATTTTTGTGAAAAATGGACAAAGAAAAAGCCCCTGCGTTATTAGCGCAGAGACTTTACAGTTTACAGTATTAGTGCTTAGAACCCATCAAAATCACATTCATTATGCGGAACATGTGGGTTTTCATAGCAACCATCTAACCATTCAGGTTCAGGTTCAAAATCATCGGCATAGCTCGCTTCTTCTGTTGGGGAAGATGCGATATCTATGTCTCTCTCCTCGATTTCGTTCTCGCATTCGGGGCATACCCAAAGCTCACCGTGCTGTTCCATTTGGCAATGACAATCACAGCACCAATGTTCACCTGTGGGTTGATCATAGCCCGGAGTATGAATTACACGGTATTCAAATGAGCCATCCGGATGTTTCACCCACAGAACTGGTAGACCCAATTCCAATGTGTTGTAAACCCAAACCTCATCGCCATTTGGAAGAACATCGCGTCCCTCGTAAGAACAGTCGTGTGCCCGCCAGTTTTTAGCTAACTCGTCCATGTAGTCCATACTCTTTACCTCGTAGAATCAGAAGCGTTACGTTCGTACACTGTGGTTCTATGATACATCATCGTACATGCTTTTTTCAAGCCAAAAACTCGCTGTGGCCAAAAGCCCATTTTTTCTCTCCTATTATTATATATAAATTTTAAAAATTTTTACTAAATAAGAAATAAAAGTGGGTTTTTGGCCAAACTGCATATTTTTAACGTATCTACGTTAAAAGTTGTGGCCGTTTTTTCAAAAATTTTTGGCCACAAAGTGGGTTTTTGGCCACGAAATTCATGCTTTTCAACGTTTTATCACAAAAATTCACAAAAAGCGGCAAATAAAAATGGGCAGAAATAGGCGTAAAGACAACTTCCATCCAAAAAGAACAGACCGTGATTTTTAATCAAATAATCCCCATTTCACCAAGTTTGCAGATGAAGAGAATTACAATAAGGCCTATAGCTCCGACTATCAGACCTTTTATGCCGTTCTTTTTATCTTCTTCCGCTCGCCATCTCTCCTGCTCCATCTTCTTCAGTTCGAGCTCCTTGGCATCCTTAGACTCCTGGATGCGTGCTTCATCCACAAACCGATGGGTCTCCCGATAATCGTCAAGCCTTACTTTCGTCCCACAATACTCGCAGAACATAAAATCGCGGTTCTCATCCTTTACCGTGAGCTCACCGCCGCAACTGGGGCATTTTACCGTCCGTGCCATAAACAGCACCTCCTTAATGTTGAGTCAAGAATATCATGTAGGAGTCGAAAGGTCAACCTATTAGGGAGCACGTATCCAAATATACATCATATCTTAGTCGTTATAAAAATAAGAGCCGCAGAAATTTCCACGGCCCTTGATTATTAGCTCCTCACTTCCACATCCGGCAGAACATCCGTGTGGAAATACATTTTATAGTGGTACGGGTCAGTGGTCGTGCCCGTAATATCTTCCACTACGTACATCGTGTAGTCGTTCAGGTAAATATAATTCTTCTTGTACGTACTCGGCCCTGTCTTCACGGTGCACACCAACTCGTTTTCAGAATTGTTGCTGATGGCCATAAGACCTTCTGCTTCCAGAATGATCTTATCCGTTCTAGCATTGTAAACCGTGATCCGCCGCTCCGTCTCAAAGTAGTCGGCCTGCTTCGAGATGTTCGCATTTACCTTATCAGCCTCGCTGCAGCCGCAAAGCCAAATGCAGCTCATCAGCATCAGCAGACACATAATCAAACAAGCGATACGATTCTTACTCATTTTTCATCAAACTCCTTGCTGCTGCGTAAATAAATTTTTTCACAGACCATACATCCACCCGATACTGAACACGCAGCTTCTCCAGCTCGGGATTCGGATACTCGCCTGCTCGAAACTCAGTCATATCCATCGCCCTGCGTAAACGTCGATCCGCCGCACCAGGACTGCAATGAAACCGATCCGCCAGCATGCTCTCGATATCCGCCAGCGAGATAAACTGATGGTGCCGCAGGTCTTCCATCGTAAGCTCCACCGCTTCGCCAATCAGTTCCCCACCAAAGGTCAGCATGGGAACCTTCAACTTAGCGAGAAAATCATACGTTTTCTGCTGCATTCTCGTTCACCATGCTTTCTTTATTGATCTTTACAAATGCAAGAGCTACTTTCAGGAGGAGAATCTGAATTTTTTCCATACTTTTAACTGTCTCGGCAAGCTCTTTGATCGAGCAGGGGCCCTCGATTTCAACCGAGGCATAGGTACTCGGATCAAATGTCTCTGCAAAGTTGATTAGGTTCTCTACAAAATTCTCGTCATTAAAATTTGCAGAGAATGTTCCACCTATTGGGTTATAGCACAGTTTATATCCGGTTTCGGTCGTGTATAAATGAAAGCCAAACTGTTGCAGCACGTCAATATATTTTCCGAATGTGATAATTGTGAACACTATCTACATACAGATCTTTGGCGAGGAACTCCAATTCCCTGCCAGTATCAAGAATTACCTCGATTGAAGTCGCCCGATGAATAACGCCACCCATAATATCAGGGCTGTCCATACGAACAACGTCAATCACGCCTACACATCGCCTAGTGTTGTCATCAATCAGATACATATTGCTTACCTCACTTCGTAATTTCTTGCAGCTTCTTCCTGTACGTCATCCCACGGAATATCAGGCTTTTGCCAGGGCGATTCACCCGAATCATCTGCGACGAACCACTCGAAGTCTCCATATTTCGAGATTTCCTTAACGGCATCGTTTACTTCCTTGTTGAAGTAGTCCTTGTTGATGGACTCCTCCATGTGAAGCTGATACACCATCTCGCTTTCCAGCCATCGGTAATCTTTCGCTCCTGTCACAGAAGCATATTTTCGCTCGCCGGCATCATCCACCCCGGTTTCACGCAGAAGCAGTGCACCACCTGCGCCAGGCATGATCGGACAGAACTGCCCAACGCGGCCCACAAAAATATAATCGTGTTCGCCCTCGGGCAGATCCTCGTTCTTGTCGAGATAGATGGCACCCTTGGAGACACTTTTTGTCTCGCACAGGTCATTGAAAATGATGGGATCTTTCGAGAAAAGCGTCTTGAAGACATACGGGATCTGGAACTGTGTGCCCGTGGCCGTCCATTTTCCGCCTTTCTTCTCGTTTTTCTCCGGGATATACCCATACTGGTCCTTGCATTTGTCTGCATCCATGTACTTGGCAATATAAACCGCATTGTTCACCAGGCACATCTTCTCGTAGGTGGCCTCGTGCTCAAAGGTATAGCCGTACTTTGTTGCAAATTTCATGCAGAAGTCGATGATCTCAGGTGTTGCACCGGGAATCTTGATGGAATCCGTCTTGATATGCGCTACTGTGAAGCCGCGGTTGGCAACTTCATCCTGCAGGGTGCGCATAAATAAAGCCCCTCGAAGCGCCACAATGTTGTTGGCGTTCTTGGGGTTGCGGAACGGATTATCAAAAGTGGCCGACGTCAGGCCATAAACCGAATTGATGGCGATTTTCAGTGCCTGAGCCAATGCTTTTGCCTGCCCGGGGTCATCCAGATACTTGGCCAGCTTGCCGCCAAACAATGTCTTGGCCTTGTCATACTCTCCATGTTTCACATAGATACGTACATCCATCAGGTCGTTGAAATGCTTGGTGTAGTCGCCAAAATAGTTCATTGCCACGGCAGAGTGCGGGTGCAGCGACGCAACATCCAGCAGTGCAACATTGCTGTACATGTTTGGCTCCGCATACACATAACCGCCCATGCCCAAATCGGTGCCACGGAACATGTTGTGCATTTTTCCATCTTCCCCACGCACAAATTCGTACCCGGGAAAGGCGTTGATGATGTTGTGGTCCGTCAAAATATCAGGCTCTACTTCCACCACCTCATCAGATTTACCTGTGGCCAGGTCGGTGTAGACCAGCTTAGGGTGCTTTTCCTTACCAAAGATGATCCGTGTAGTAAGGCTGTTCGTCGTGTCATTGACCGTCATCCCAGCCAGGTCTGCCAGAATCTCACGTGCCACAAAGTCTGCCTGACGGTCTTTGGAATAAAACAGCGCTTCTGATGCGATCACGTCGTTATCGCAATATTCGGCCACCTTATCCCAAAGGCTTTTCGGCACAGGCTGATCCCACGGCAGCCCGAGCTCTTGGTGGTGAATGCCCAGCTCGATCTCAAACTTCTTCAGGCTCTGCTTTTTCGACGAGAAATCGTAAATATCAGTGTACGAGAGGTTGTACGCCTCCCCAAAGAAGCCTGTATGCTGGTTGACGATCTGGTTCGACAGTGCATAGATTTGCTCGTTGGACATACCGATCATCCTGGCCCAGAGGATGTGGTTGTCGTACTTGCGGTTATTGAAGCCGATGATACGATACTTCGTCAGATTCTCGATTTCTGCCGGACTCGGGTTGACCATGCGGTAAACTTTTTCCTGCTTTGCAAACTTCCAATTCACGAGCAGCAGGTTGGGGAAAACCTCACAGTCCAGAAAGATGATGGGCTTTTCGTCCCCTGCAGGCACTGCCGCCTCCAAATCATCTTTGGATTTAAAATGCATCTTGGACACGATCTTCAGGCACGCCTCTGCCTGATTCGTGCTGCTAGCGGCAAACCCGAGGATCGCGTTTCGCATATCATCGACGTTATACCGCACATTTTCCTCATAGGCTTCATCCATGATGTGAGCAATAAAGTCTACGCTGGGCTTGGTATAAGGGCTGATCTCTTTGGCGAGGGCTTTTTTGATGAGGACACGCAGGTGCCGCTCATCCTGGATCTGCTTTGTATCAACCATTGCTTTTTCTCCCTTTAATGGCAGGCCACTGCTGATATTCGCGATGGGAATATCATTGCACTTTGACAACTTTCGCCGCAGCGAGGATTTTCCCGAGAACACCTTGATCTCAATGTTCTCGTCATAGATCCTGCTCAGCTTTGTCGCATCGCCCGTGTAAATATAATGCAGGTGGATGCCTGCACCCGATTTACTCAGTTCCGCATAGGTCCGGGGCCATTGGGAAGCGGCTTCGAGGTTTCGCTCAAAACTCTTTGCTCCATCCGGCCCCGGAATATCAAAGTCAATGACAATATGGTTCTCCGGGACTTTCACATAGTGTAGCCTCGAAGTGTCCAGCCCGGACAATTTGCTTCGGACATTCTCCCACTTTTGCGTAGGAGTGCCATTTTCGTTCGCATATTGCGCCGGACAATCCTTGCAAATATCATCAAAGAGAGAATGCCGCTCTTTGAACTCAATCCAGGACACCCCAGAGTCCGCAGCGGGTTCTTCTGCTTTCTCCGGGGTATCCAAAAACTCCTTGAACTTTTCGTACTTGAAACCGCTATAGTAGCTGCGCACCCGCTCTCCGTTCACATCTTCAGCCCGCTCCTTGTAATCCGAGAAGTAGTTCATGAGTTCCTCTCGAAACGCTCTGCGCGAGTAAGGGTACGCCACCTTTGCCTCCTGGTTGTAGGTGTCGTACATCGCCCAGGCTCGTTTCAGGGAAACCCCATCCTCTTTCTTGAAAATATAATAGGAGTCGAGCATGAAGTTGTAGAAATCGTTGGATGCACCCAGCATACGGGTCGGAACATAATCGTCGTAGAGATGCTTGTTCTTTTCGTATACCTGTTTGCAGTACCATGCGATGCCGCCCAGCTCGAAATCCACTTTAGCCACCAGGTCGCGGTACTTTTTTGCCGGGATCTTATCTCCGCTGGGTTCCACGTCGATGAGTCGTCGGATCAGACCTGATTTTGCATCGGTGATCTTGACCGGCTTATTGGTGCCCAGAAACATAAAGCACTTGAACTGGTTCGCATAAGCGCTTCGGAACTTCTCGTTGACCATCATCGTTTCGTGGGAAACCAGAGAGTTCAGCCTTGTGTTGTCCTCGATACGCGAGAGGTCGCCGTCGTGCTGGATCGCGATCAACGGATTCGATTTGAACGCTTCCAGCGCAAACGCATTTGATGCAGACCCCAGTGCCTTGGAATCGAAAACCGACCAATATCCGTCAAACAGCTTCTGTACGATGTTCAGCACCGTGGATTTGCCGCTTCCTGGAGGGCCATAGAGCACCAAAAACTTCTGGAGCTTCTTGGAGTCGCCGTTCACGATGGCTCCGATCGCCCATTCGATCTTCATGCGCTCTTCTTTGGAATATAAAGTGCCCATGAGCTCGTCATAGGCGCTGATGCTCCCCTCTTCCAGCGGATACGGCAGCCGTTTGGATGCATAGCTGTCTTTTTTGACCGGGGTGTTCGCAAATATCAAGGAATCATCGAGCATGTGGAAGCTGTCCCGCATCTGCCGCTGACAGTATTTGTGCCAGTTGTCAATCATGCCGGACTCCGCATCCCACATATGCAGCACGCGGAATCCATCCGTCATGGTCTGCTTATGCTCCTGCACATACAGATCAAGCTCCCGGTCGATAAGCTGCAGTGCATCCTGTTCATCGGTGCTCCAAAGGCCTCGTTCTTCCAGCCAGACTGCATAGAAATCAGAACCCCGAATCATCAAATCTTTCGATTTTTTGATGATAAACTTGGGATAAATCTCGATCACACCCCGCTTTCCTGTCCGGGTCGCGATCATCAGGAAATCAATCATGACGAACTGACTTCCTCCTTTCCATGCATTTTATTCCGGCTTTTTGGTAACGGTCGCCTTACCATCGCAGCAGATATCTTTTTCGGGTTCCGGCTCAGCCGCACTGTTTTCTGCCCAGAACTGTTCGGCGTTCTTGCGGTTCACCTCGTCCAGCACCTGCTGCGTGTGAACCAGTGCCACTTTGAGCTTCCGGGCGTCTTCCTCTGCCTCTTTGCGATGTTTGTCGCTCTCGCCAAGCATCTTGCAGGCGGTGGCACCGAACCAAACCAGACCACCAATGAGCAGGTTCTTATAGATGCACTTGTTCTTCAGCTTCCGCACCTGCTGGTTCATAGCCTGGATCGTGCGGTCCGCAATCTGCAGAGAGGTTTTGCTTTCGGCCAGTTCGTACATAACATTCATCATATCCATGATCTTTTTTCCTCCAATATTTCGGGTCAACTAATATCAGCCGCCCAATGTGTGAACTATCTCGGCATGATGTGATTCGTATCAGGACGTGGGATTCATCTATCGCTTGTTCGACTACTCCCTCCATCGAGATGCAAATTTTTGATACATATACCATCAACACTCATTCTCATTCAACCAGTTCATCAGCTGATACCAAATATCAATCTGGCGCATGTCTTTGGTCGGATGGTTCAGCGTGAACAGGCCACCGGCACCGTTCGGCTGGTAGTCTCTGCACATAAAGCGGTCGATGACGGAGTCAGCGCGTTCCTCGTGGAAGCGACTGTCGTCCATGGCAGCAAGCCCCAGGCTCACCACCATGTTCCAAAACCACTGGCCCACACGGTTTCCCGCGTTGGAATCCTCCATGATGTGCTCTTCGGTGCGGATGGCCAACGCCACCATCATCTCCAGCATGCTGCACGGAATCCCCTGGAATGTTGCGTCGATCTTTCCATACGGGATATTACTCTCGGTGGCAAAGCGGTACCGCAGATTGATGCCGTCGGTAGCTCTGCAGCCGTCCATCTCGCAGGCCGGAATATAATTTTTGTTGAACAAAAACGTCAGCAGGCGGTGAAATGAGAGATTCCGAGGCTCCCATTCCCCGCATACAATTTTGTAGAGCCAGTCATGATACTGCTCTGCAGTCTCCGAAAAAATCATTCTTCCTCCTCCCAGTTCTGTCTGGACTGGATGATCTCATAATCCTTGTGATAGTTGTTGTTGCGGACGTGGACGGCGCTGGGCATGTACTCGCCGAAGTGCTTCAGTGCTTCGCTGCCGATGGTTTTGGAAATATCATCCTCATCCAGCGGTTCATTTTCTCCATCAAATACCAGCTTGCCATCCGCATAGTACGTCAGTAAGCTCGTCTCGTAGTCGTCCTCGGAGCCAAAGTCATCCGGCTGGATGATCTCGATCTCAGCATGTGCAACAGGCTCCGGGTCAGACTCAGTGCGGTACTTCCCTGCCAGCTGCTCAAAGCTCTTCTGGGTAGCCTTTTCCTCAATGGTTTTGTCCATGTCGGCCTCTTTCTGTGCGTAGTGCTCCCGGACGTCCTTGATCTGGGTGTCCGCATACTCCTGATACTTTTTCAGCAGCATCGTGTGCATAAAATATGCGCCTCCGGCAAAGCCTGCCGCGAAGATCAAAATATCACGAATGGTCTTGTTCATTTTCTTCTCCTTTGATGCTCAGCATCGTAAAAGCCATCCCGCCAAAGAAAAGGGAAACACTCATCAGAATGCCTCCCACCACATGGCGCTTACGCTTGGTATCGGTCAGATAGTCCAGAAATAGAAACATGCTTTCCAAACTGTCCATAGGCCACCTCACTCCGAAAGGACCGCCAGACCAGAGACGAAACAGACTCCGGCCATGGCAGCAAACAGGTAAGATAGTCTCTTAACGAATCTGGTCATAGCGTATCCCTCCAAAATATCAGTCTCAGATCTTGTCGATGATGGGCCCGTCGCAGTTAAAGCGCAGCATCACGCTCCGCTCCCCACCATTGATAAAGCTGTTCAGTGCATCGTCCCCATCCACGTAATTCGTCACACCGAAATCCACGTGGTTCTGCCGGGTCTCATCGTTCGGGTCATAGATCCAGCCCACGATCTGCCCTTCCGGGGTCTTCATGGTCACACCGCCGTGCGTGCCGATGAGTTCCAGAACATCATTCAGGAACAGATGTCCCTTGATGCGCAGCCGCTTGTTCGCCGCCTGCTCCATCAGGAACAGGTAGTTGCGGTTCAGCATGTTGTCTGGCTGCCAGGTGTCCACCGTCTCATCAAAGATGCAGGTATAGGGGCTGGTGTGTGCCATCGCCACATCCGTGTACTGCTTGATGGTCTCTTCCACGCCGTTCTCGTCGGTCTTCTTGTTCTCGATCTCCACGGCTTTCACGTTGTGCTCCAGCTCCTGCTGCACACGGTCACCGAAACGGTCCGTCACACGGGTTCGGTACTCCTCAAACGCCTTATCCAGCGCGATGTAAGCGGCAGTCAGGCTGGCGTTCCGCTTGGTCATAATGTGATGGGAGCCAAACATGCAGCCGAGCGATGCAACGCCCAGGCCAACTGCAGGGGCATAGACCTTGGCCAGCGCCACGCCGGTATGGACGTAGGCAGTCGTAATATCATTTTTGAACTCATTCTCGGTGTAGGTTTCCCCTTCACCCAGTACGAGTTCCCCGCTGTCGATCTTGGCCTTGGTATCGTGGATGGTCTGGACCGCAGCATTGTGCTCTTTCAGAATATCCTGCGCCTTGATGGTCGCCTTGCATGCCAGCACGGTAGCGGTCACACCGCCCACAGCAGCCCCCACAATCATGATAGTCGGGCTTGCTTTCTTCAGCTTGTAGCCGTATTTGGATGCCACACGGGTCACTTTGCCCATGAGTTCACTTTTGCCGATCTTTTTCAGAAACTTCATAAAATATCAATCCTTTCTATTTAGTGCAGCGGTACGGGCCGGGGCAGGATCAGGCGGTACCCTCCCGGGATGCCCTTGATGTAAGCACCATCAAGGTTATGCCAGCCATAATTGTAGTCCGTGTTGTCGGGGGTAACGCCCATCAGGTCCCACAGGTCGCCGACGGATACCCGGTCATATTCCCGGATCGAGCCGTACATCTGGTTCAGCGTGTCGTCCGCATCGCCACGATTTTCAAAATCGAGATTCTGTAAGCTCCTGCGTGTCGGCTGGTTCGGGCTCTGCGGACCACGGCTTCCCTGGTAATACCCATCGTAGCTGTTGCGCTGGGTGCGGGAGCCGGAATAGTTCGTGGAGCTGCCACGGGAGCGGTCTTCGCCCCAGAGCGCGATGCTGACTGCCGAATTAAAAATACTCCAGATGCCATTTTTCAGCATCGGAAGCAGATAATCCGCGATGATACGGTCTTTCACAGTCTTCAGGTCCTCTGCCAGGAAATCGCTCGCCAGCTTCTGGATGTCGTTCTGTTCCTTAACGGTCACTTTTCCCTTGACCACCTTCTGGAACTTCTTCTGCGGTTCTGCAGGCTTTTGCCCAATGCTGGATTTCGGCATATCTACTTGTGCCATGTTGCCATCCTTTCAAAACAAAAAAGTAAGAGCCCGCGATTTCTCGTAAGCTCTTGCTCATCAAACATTATTCTTCCTCAGAAGTCTCCTCGACGTTCTCAGAAACGTTCTCCACGTTAGGCTCAACGACCTCTTCCACCGTCCAGGGAGCACGCAGATGAATCTTCTTCTTGGTCTTCGGCTTGTCCTCTTCCATCTTGCTCTTCTTGTTCTTCAAGTGCTTGATCCCGCCAATCACAGCGGCACCGGCAATTGCAGCCACGCCAATCGCAAGCTTCAGATTCATACCCGAAGTCTCCTCGTTTTCGATCATCTGAACATTCTCCTCCGGAACGACCTCAACAGAGTTCTCGTTCTCCATAACAGTAGTCTCGTTCATGTTCATTTCGTCCATAATAGTTACCTCTTTCTTTTCTTAAAGTTTATAATGTCGGAGTATTACCTCCATAAAGGGAGCTGTATTTTTCGCGTTGGTATCGCAAATATCAGTACCCCAGCCACTTGGGCGGAGTGCGATAATCCAGCACCAGGCAGGGCATTCCGTCCTCATCCAACTTGGAAGAGTAGAATGTTTCGATGTTGAGGGTATTATCGGTATCCCAGCCCAGCAGATCGCCGTTGTGGTTATGCTCGATACCGAGATAGTCAAACAGATCATTCTCCGTCAGACAGGAATCGCTCAGCAGCTGCTTGTTTGCGCCGTTGATGGCCTTCTCGATTGCATTCTGCGTTGACCAGAAAGGCCTCCCGGAAAGGCTTTCCCAGCACTTGATCGTCTTGCCGTATGCCTCACTCGCATCCAGATTGATTCCTTTCGCATGGGGGATTACCGCAGGTTCCGGCGTTTTCGCCATCTTGTCGAGGGTCACGGCCTCCCGGATCTGCTGTTCTTTCTCCGGGCCGATGGTCTCCAGAACTTTGTCCTGATACGTCCGCAGTGCTGTCTCCGAGAGTGTGCAGGCCGCCGCAAGCGCAGCGTTCTGCTTGTTCTCTACCTTTAGAGCCCCCACCGCGCACACGGTCGAGACGCCAAGGCTCACTGCAGTCGGAATATAAACAGGGCCTGCCGTCTTCACGATGGTCTTCACGTCCAGCTTTTCGACACCAAGCTCTTTTTTCTTGTCCTCCAGAAGGATCATCGCCTTCGGGGTTGCTTCCACGGCAAAGCCAACCGCCATAAAGGCTCCCGCGATGCCAAAGCCCAACAGGATCTTGGATGCGTTCTTGTTCAGCATCCGCCCGGCAGCCCGGGTAAACGTCTTGAGTTTCATGTTCGTACCTCCAAAATATAAAAGAAAGAGCCGTAGATTTCTCTACAGCTCTCGCCTTTCAGATTCGACCATTCTGTTTCAAATTCTGAAACCGAATTTCTGCTTCACGCTGATCATCACGCTCCAGTTTGATCCGGTAACGGATATATTCGTACAGTCTGGTCGGCTGCTTCTTCAGATAGTGATACAGCCCTGTAAAGCCGTATCCCACTGAACGTGCAACTGCCTTCAGTATGCGTACCATTGCCTTGTCCATCTTTGCATAATAGTCGTGATCGTACATAAATATCAATCTCCTTTGTTTGTCAGTTTGAATATCTCTTCCATAAGGGAGACCGTATTTTTCGCGTTTACTGGTTCTTTTCCTCCAGCTGACGCCGCACTTCTTCCTGCACCATGTCCTGCAGCTCGTCCTCGGTCTTCTGCTGCTCGATCAGGTCGTGTCCAAAGCTCAGAATCGCACTTGCTGCCATTAGGGCAACACTTGCTACGCTCCACCAGTTGATCTTTTTCATAATTGCTTCTCCTTTTTGTCACAGTATTCTGCATAGGGGTCATAGTCGATATAATTTTCGATCGGCGGCTGGAACGAGTCCACATAATATACTTCCAGGCCGTCATCAGTGGTCTGCTTGTAATACTGGAAGTCGATCCAATAATACTCCCACTCATTTGCCAGATAGTCCGCAGACCAGCCCGTTGTATCCCCATTTGGCAGATATTCCAGTCCGAGGCAGCTGTAGAAGTCATTGAGAGACACCTCTCCATCCACTGCAAAGCTGCGGTTTATCGTGTAAAATGCATCGGTCAATTCCGCCTCCGTGGCATGAAAATACCGTTTCGAGATGGGTTCATAGCAGAGCAGTTTTTCCGTCTTCATGTCAGAAGTCGGTTCTTTTGTGACGCTCTGCGCATCTTTCCAGACGTCCTTTTCAGCATCAGTCCCCCAGCGCTCTGCCACCTGCCTGCGGTACTCTTGATAGGTCTTTCCCAGCGCCATGTAAGCCGCGGTCATGCTGGCCAGCTGCTTTTTGTTCAGCGCGTTGGAGCCAAGGATGCAAGCAATGGTGCCGCCGCCAAGGATCACTGCCGGTACGTAGGCTTTCCAGCAATCCAAAACTTTCTGCTTTGCGGTATAGCAAGACTCGCCGTAGTTTTCGCAGTCAATCGCAATCATGTTCTTTTCGATGATCTTCTGCGCTTTTGTGCTTGCCCGCCCAGTCTCGATGGCCGTTGCCACCACGCCTACGGATGCCGCCACTGCCAGGATGGTTCCGCCGTGCTTGCGTAGAAATCTCGCGCATGTTTTCGTCAGTTTCATTGTCCGACCTCCATTTTGAAAAATAAAGAGCCTACGATTTCTCGTAAGCTCTTGCCTTAATGATTAGTGCTTATTTTACAGATACTTATTATAATTATCCGTAAAGAAATCAAACACTTTTTGGTCGCGCTTGCAATACTTTTTGTGAAACGTATCGTTCAGTTCGTTTGCAGCCTGCGTATGCCCCATTTTTACCAAATCGGACCATACACACGCCATAGATACCACGGCGAGTGCGTCAATCACATAGTAAGCTGCAATGCAACCCGTAATTGCTCCAATCAATTTCTTCATAGTTCGTACCTCCAAAATATAATTTTGAGACTAACCATCTCATAAAGCACACTGAAAATTTCGCGTCAAAAATAAAAGAGCCTACGATTTCTCGTAAGCTCTCATGGTCAGTTCTTCTGTTTGGTATAACTTGCCATGAGGAAGTTCACGTACTTAGCAAATACGGGTTTGAAAGTATGTTTTGCAATATAAGAAAGTCCATCTGCACCAATGTAGTTTCCTCTATCATAGAGTCTACTCCATGCCAGGCAGTATCCGTTCAGTCCTCCATATACAAACAGCATAAATCCAATCATTCCCATAATACCAATTTTCAATGCTTTCTTCATAGTTGTTCAACCTCCAAAATATAATTCTGAGACTAACCATCTCATAAAGCACACTGAAAATTTCGCGTCACAGCACTCCGGCCTGCTTCAAAATTGCCATCAGGTCCCCTCTGCTCACCAATGCATCAATGTCCAAATGAACACGTACTTTTTTCTCATTTTCGCTGTACTTGACGAAAATATCATTGAGCTCCACGTCTGCGCTCTGATACCCCTTCTTTCGCAGAGCTTTCAGAATCACCTGCGAGATTACATTGCGCAGAAATGCCGACTGGATGCGCATAATGTCCTCCATTACTTTGCCTCCTGTAACTTCCAGATAATTTTCCAAATATATGTGTTTATTACTTTTAAGTAATGCTGGATTTCAGTATCCTCCTCGGTCAGACACAAATCCTGTACGAGTCTCTGAGCTTGATAAAATTTTTCTTTATTTGTCTTTGTCATGATGTTCCTTTCACGAGAAAAAGATAAGAGGGCGTGATCTTTTCAGATATTGTCCTCTTTCAGATTGCTCTCTTGCATCTCTTTCAATGCCTTTTTCTCGTTCCACTTTGCCCATGCGATGTATGCACCGGCGATTGCTGTCCACAATCCCATTGCAACTCCGCAGAACTTAAAGCAAGTTCCCCAAGTCCAAGGTTTGTTCATAAAGTTCTTAATAGCTTTCATCATAGGTTTTTCTCCTTTCAATGTAAGCCCTCTTACCTCCATAAAGGGAGCTGTATTTTTCGCGCCGAAAAGAAAGAGCCCATGCTTTCGCATAAGCTCCTCTCCGGGATAGTGCCCACCTAAGTTGTGTTTGTCCGGCCTATCGTCAAAGTTCAGTCTTTCGACGGTCGGAACGCCCGACACAACAGCCACACCACAATGGTTACAATTGCCATTGCAGCAGCAGTCATGATCATCTGCCCAACCGTAATCGAATAATTCCAAATTTTCTTAAAAATAGATTCGTTCATACTCTTTGCTCCTTTTCTTGGGCTTTCTCCCATAAGGCAAGGAGTTTTTTTCGCGTTTTCTTATCTTCGTCAAAGTGTTTTGTAAGCACCCTTGTTAATCAGCTCCCTGATATAAGCTGATTTTATCGCATTTATTTTTTGTTTCTCTCTGGCTAACCAGGCAAGGTAATCGTTGGTTTCGAGCTCCACTGTATCATGCGCTTCATGTTTTTCAATTGTCATAGTGTCATTACAGCATTCACACATAATAGTTCTCCTTTGTCAAATCAAGCTCCTGTCGAACACGGTCTCCCAGCGTTCCCGCTTGATGGGTTTCATCCGCAGGGCCCACATGATCTGCCGGACGGTCACGGTGGGATATTCGCCATTTTGATTTTTCTGTTTTGCATGGCTGTCAAAATATTCCTTGAAACCGTCATGCAGGTAAATTTTATCGGTCAGCCAGGGGTCGATGGCGCTCCAGTAGGTCGCCTTGGTCTTCTCGTTGTATCGCTGCTGGATCACGCACAGGCCTTTTCCATGTTCCAAATATAAGGTGCAGACACGGTAAACGGGGTGGTTACAGCGGTAAACGCTCCCGTAGTAGCTCGTCCACTCTTCGGGTGGTATCTCGTGATATCGCATAAAAATAAAGAGAGTCCGCAGCTTTCGCCACGAACCCTCCTCGGTTCCTCCTTTACTCTTTTTCCGTAAAGCCTCGCTTCAATTCACGTACTCCCTCGCCAATTGCTCTCGACAGCTGCGTTACGCCGCCTGCCTCGCAGATTGACCAGTATACCGTCATACCAACCGTAACGACACCCGTCAGCGCCTTTACGCCGATCTTTGCCCAGTCAAGTTTGTGCGCTTTCTCCGAATTTTCCTTGTTGAGTTCCATTTCGTGCACTTTCCGCACGGCCTCGTCCTCTTTCAGGTTCTTTTCGTTTTCCTGCGCTTCATCCTTGAGCTGCATATCATACAGCTTCAACGCCATGTTTGCCGCCTTGTCGTACTCTTCCGTACCAGGCTTTAAATCTTTGAGACTCTCCAGCGATTTCTTCGCCGCGTCTTTCAGCAATTCCTTGTTTTCATAGAGTTCCATTTTGATTTTCTCCTTTACAAAGTAAATTTGGAGTTTCCTCCATGATAGGGGCCGTTATTTTCGCGTCAAGTCGAGCTTGTTCACTTTCAGAACCACGTACTCCTCTTCTTCAAAGTCTTTCACCTCCTCATCCAGGCTCAAGGAAAGGTAAGGCCAATCCTCGCTGTCCGGCTCCCCAATGATCAGCTCGCCCACAGCATGGTTGCAGTCGCCCGCGTGCCAGCAGATGATCATTCCCACAAGGACCCCGACAAGCATCGCAAAAATCAGATAAGCAAAGTACCAGTTCATAGTTCATTTCTCCTTTTATAATACTGTAGTGATGAAAACGGTCGTCTGCGTTCTGGAAAAAAGAAAAGAGCCCACGATTACTCGTAAGCTCTCCGCTTCTCAGATGTCTTTGCAAATCATAAAGAGTTCGCCATTCGATACGATCACCCGTACTATTCCACGGCAGCGGATTCGGTCGATCGCCTGGTTGTAAGCAGAGCGTGCCGTCTCGCTCGAAGCATAGTCATGTTCAACAAACATCACTTTGCTCCGGCTCTCGATAAACACCCTCAACTTATCCGTAGCATCGACATAACCTCTGTCATATCTTCTCTTCACAGTTTTCGTCATAAATATCAATCTCCTTTCGTTGTTCGGAAGACATCTCTTCCATAAAGCAGGCAAAATTTTTCGCGTCTAACCTAGAATAAGAAAAAGAAAGAGCCCAAGTTTCCTTGAGCCCGTTTTTCGGTCAAATGTTTTCATTGAACACCAGCCCGAACATTGTTCAGCATTAAAAGCTCTTCGCCCTCGTTCCAGCCTACGTAGTTGTCGTTATACGACTCCTCAAACGCTGCCTTTACAGAGTTCATCACTTTCATAAAGCCATTCACAATATTCTTAAACATAGTAGTTACCTCCTAAAACTTAACATTTCTTTCCATAAAGGAGGCTGTATTTTTCGCGTCTGCACAAAAAATAAGAGCCTATGTTTCCATAAGCTCCCTTTTTGATCAGTGTCTTCTTTTTGTTCTCTGTTTCACCTCATCCGTCTTTGCGCCCACAAAGCCAATACATTTGGCCAGCAGCACGATCAACAGAATTGCGATAATCAGACTAAACATAATAATCTACCACCTTTCTCATAAAGGCGGCTGTATTTTTCGCGTCACCCACGTTCTTTGCTGAGAAGCCAGAAGAATTTATGATAGAGTTGGTAGTACATCTCGGAGCCGCAGGGACACCCGCGTGCCCGGAGTTGATTGTACGAAAGGCCCTCCGTTACTCCTTTCAAAATGTACGGTGCAATGGCAGGTTCCAGCATCGCCAGACAGTCGTTGATAAGCTGCATTCGCTGTGAGTAGTAGGTGCGAAGGATCGCGATCCGTTCCGTTGGGCTTGATGGGACGTTCCCCTTCACGATACCGCCCACCTCATCTCCATAGGTCTGCCAGCCGTCCAGTAAAGTAAGCGACTTCTTCCATTCCTCGTATTGTAGACAAAAATGTTTCAGCTCGTAGTAGCGATGCCGGGGAAGATGGTAGGGATTTTTGGGGGACAACTCCGGCTTCTCATGCCTCATTTCTTACCCTCCCATACGTACCCGGTCTGTTCGTATAAGAGCTTGGGCGAAATATAATAGTTGATTCGTCCATACTTAGAATTCATCTGTTCGATGCTAGTGATTTTGACGCCGTTCCGTGTCGCCTCTCCGATCGGCAGCCAGCCAGCAATAATTCCGGCTCTTATCCACGATGCCTCTTTCCCGTATGCCATGGCCGCCACTCGTACAGGCACCGATCCAGTTCCTAATTTAGGTTTATCCATTTGTTCCAACTCCTTTTTAGAATTTCCAAGTGCTTTTTGTCACATCTTGGTACTACAAGGATGTTAGTGGAAAAAATAGACGTCTGCGTCATGCTTTTATTTTTTCTATACATGAACCATTGACAAGGTAAAGTGAATCGTTTAATCTAGAATAGAATTAAAAAGCAAAAAAGCCCGGTTTCCCGAGCTTTTTAATGCAGTTTTTATTCAAAAATACATTTTATTGTACTTATACAATCTTATAATCATTAAGAAAGGAATGTGATAAATATGTTAGTCGCCTGCCCTGAGTGTCAGCTACAGGTTTCAGATAAAGCTCTTGCCTGCCCTCATTGTGGTTTTCCACTCCAAACACAGCAAGAGACAACTTCCATCCTAAAGCCTCGAAAGCGTAACAAGCGCCGCCGTCTCCCAAATGGCTTCGGTCAAATCACCGAGATCAAGAATCGCAATCTCCGCAGACCATTCCGTGCTATGGTCACCATTGCTAAAACAGATGAGGGAAAACCTATCTGTAAACTGCTCCAACCGCAGGCCTATTTTGAAACCTATAACGACGCATACCAGGCACTGCTCGATTACAACAAGAATCCATTTGACCTTGATAAATCCATTACCATGCAGGCTCTTTATGACAAATGGATGGTCTCCTACTCCAAAAAAGTATGCAGTGGAAATGTCATAACGACCCGAAGTGCCTGGAAATATGCTCACTCCATCTATAACATAACTGTCCGGGAAGTTCGTATCCCCCAGTTGAAAAACGTTATCGTTAACGGTCAGTTCGTAGACAAAAGTGGAAAAAGGCACATCACAACCCCGTCTACACAAAACACTTTGAAAAAAACGCTTAATCTTCTATTTGACTTTGCCGTTGAAAATGAATTGACCGACAAAAACTATGCCCGCCTTTTTAAAATTCCAGGTGAGGCTTTCCAAGAAAAAGTCAACCATGTCATCCCCCATGTCAGCTTCACGGATGAGGAGATGCAGGTTCTCTGGAATGCTCTCGGATCTGACCCTACAGTAGAACTTATGCTGGTGCAATGCTATTGTGGATGGCGTGCTTCGGAACTTTTACATATCAAATTCTCAGATATTGACCTTGAAAACCGAACCATGGTCGGAGGCTCCAAAACCGAAGCAGGCCAAAATCGCATCGTTCCTATTCATCCTCGGATTTTTGGCATCGTGCAAAAACGATACCTTAATGCTAAAACCAACCATTATGAATATCCATTCTATCTTCCCAGCGCTGATGGTTCTTATCGCTACCCCCGCTATGAATTCTATGCTCGCCACTTTAATCAAACTGTTAAGGCCCTCGGTATCGCGCCGCATCACTCTCATGACTGCCGTAAAACATTTGTTACACATGCCAAAGAAGCCGGGGTTGATGAATACGCCATCAAGCGTCTCGTCGGTCATCGGATTCAAGACCTTACAGAGCGCGTTTACACAGACCGCAGCATCGAATGGCTCAGAACGGAGCTCGAAAAGATTCCCTGA